CTCCACCATAATTAACTGATGAATTAGCAAGTTCTGCGTTTTCTACTCCACCTGTTTTAATTGTTACTGCACCAGAAGATACAGAAAAATTATCAGATGAGAATGAAGCGACACCTTTTGCTGATGTTGTTGCGTCATCTCCTGCAACAGTTAAAGTTTGTCCTGAAGCTGTTGTTGTAATTCCACTTCCACCTGCAATATCCAAAGATTGTGAATCTAAATCTACATTAGATGATCCACTATCGCCTTCAAAATCTAAATCTTGTGCTGTTACTTGAGCATCTACATAAGTTTTTACTGATCCTTGCGAAGGAGGTAAAATTTGACTTGTTCCTAAAGAAGTATCATGAATAACTGGTACTGAAGGATTAGTGTAAGGTGAACCGACATAAACTGAAACTGTGCTATCAGAGGCATTAATTGTTCCACTATCAAAGGTAAAAGTAACAGTAGTATTAGGTGATGAATAAGAAGATGTTGCAATCTTTCCATATATTGTTCCAGTATTTGATCCTGTTAATTTAATTCTACGCCCTACATGATAAGTAGTAGTTACATCAGCATTAATTGTTACGCTAGTAGATGAGGCCCTCGTATAAGTAACTGTAGAAGAACCTGATCCAAGTAAAAACCATTCTTTATCATTCCATACTGCTCTTACATCAGCTAACTGCTCTCTAATAGCATTATTAACATCTGAAGGACTCATGCCTTCCGAAATATTTACGCCATTAATTGCTGTATTGCTTGATGCTGTGGTATTATAATTTGATACTGTCATTTATCTTCCTCTATTTAATAATCCTGAATTAATGTTTGATGCTTGACCTAAAGTTGTTGGTAATAATCCTCTAACAGCAGGGTTAAAAGCACCTAAAAGTTTTTGTGTTGCTGGTCTGCCTAATCCACCATAAATTATATTTGATGCTAAAGTTGCAGGTAAATATCGTACAACACTAGCAGGATCAGAAGCAACATTACTTGATACAAGTCTTGATGCTGTACCAGAGTCAGGCATATAAGAACCCATTACTTCTTTTGCTTCTTTACCTAAGTTTTGTAAAAATCCTTTACCTTGTGCTGTTAATATTTTTTGTACTGATGGATCATTTTGTTTTATTGCATCTAAAAATTGATTAACCGAAAATACACCTTCAGTTTTGTTTGCTTTATTAACTGCTCGTTGAATAATTTTCATTCCAACATTAGCAGTATTAATTTGTCCTAAATTAGTTGGACTTATTTCACCCACAACTTTATTGGCTTCATTTCTAATATTATTAAAAGTTCTATTTAAAAATACTTTACCACCATCAGCAGTTTTGTAACTTCTAGCTATAGTTTGTAAATCTGAATCTAATTGTTTAAAAGCTGTTCCAGTAATATTTCCTGCATCATCACTATATGTTGAAATTAAATCATCTATTTGTTTATTAATTGTTTCTAAAAATTGTT